CTCTCGCACCGGGCCGGTACCAGCCAGCGGGATTCGCTCGCCAGTTGCTTGCGCTGTGCGACCGGCAAAGGTGCGTGGCGGCAGAACATCGCTGGTCATCAATGGGACGCCAACAGCTTCGGCCTCCTGCACAATCGCGGGCAACGCTGTTCTCGGACGCGGCACAGCAGCCCCGCCAGCAACACTACCAACCAAACCAGCCGCGAGCTGTGCTAGAGGCCCGCCACCGGCTTCTGCGGTGATCTGCTGGGCTGCACCGCCCGTTGCGCTCCCAACAAGCTGTGCGGTCGGCTGTCCGGCCAGTATCTCACCAATGCCAGTGACCGCTGTTCGCGCGGCACCGGGAGCCTGTGTCATCAAGGTTTTGCCCAGCCCTATCATGCCAGCGCCGCCACCAACCGCACCAGCCGTCGTTTGCAACACACGCTCTGCTGCGGTGCGAGCCTCTGGAACGCCAACGCTGGTTAGCAGATTCTCCATCGCCGTTGTCGGCTCGGTGAAGTTTGTGCCGAATAGCGCGTTTATGCCCATCACAATCGGGTCAACGACAGCAGGAAAAGCCGCGCCAGCCAAAGCGCCGGGAGGCCCGCCCATAGCGCCCCCTAGAGCGGCAAAAGCGGCACTTGGCGCAAGGCCACGCACCAAAGCGCCGCCGACGCCTTCCATGGTTGATTCAGGCGGTGCTACCTCGCTCGGCGGGACAGCGACAGTCTGCACCGGCTCGGTGGCCATAGCCAACGCCTGCTGTACTGTTGCGTAGTCCTCAGTTCCCTCAAGGTCGCGGTTACTCTCAAGCCAAGCGGCGTAGTTGTTGGCAGTTGGAACGGTTACACGCAAAGGCCCAGTTGATGCTCCGCTGTCGGCCTCTTCCTGTGACACAATATCGTAAGCCGCCTTGATGTCGGCATAGCCTTGTGTGCCTTGCTTGTCCGCGTTGTCCGCCATCCATTGACGATACTGGTCTGCGGTCGCCATTACTTACGCCCCCGAGCGATGATAGCATCTGCCCGGCTGAGAACGGCTTTTTGCGCTGGCATTAGGCCGCTTGGTGTTGGCGCGATAGTTGGAGCTACCGGAGTGCTTTCGATAGCCTCATAAAAGATATTCTGCGGATCTAGGCCATAGCCCTTGGCGATGCGCTCGACGCCCTTGCGGACGGTTTTTTCTTGCGTTCTGGTCTGAGTATAAAGTTTTTTTGCTTGCGAATCGATTTCTTGGCGTTGAGTTACGGAAAGCCCGTCTCCACTCAATGCTTTGTTGTACATGTTTATAAAGCGTTGCGGAACTCCTGTTGCATTTTGGGCAGTCGCGTATTCCCCTTCCCGAACTACACTACCCGGATCGAGCATTTTCATATAACTAAAGATTTTTGCAATACTTCCAGTTGCTGTTGGCTCTGCTGCCAAAACGCGGCCATAAGCAGACTTCACGTCCTGATAGCTCTTTGTCTGGTCGCTGTATTCCTTGCGCAACTTACCCTCAGCCTCTGGGCGCTTTTCAAATGGAATGACGCCAGCCCTAATCTGCCCAGCTTCAGCATCCGCGCGACCCGCAGTAGCGCGTGATGCAGCCGCCGATGCCCGAGATGCTTCAGCGGAACCCCGTGCGCTTGCCGTCTGAGCGGCAGTCAGGTTGAGATCAGCAAGGAACTTTTGCGGTGCAAACTTTTCGTCAATTTCTTTAAGGCGCGTTTCGACGGCGAGTTTGGCAATTTCAGATGCTGTCTTTTCGGTTTCAGCTTTTGTTTTTGCTGTGGTTGCTCCTACCCCGCCAATTTCAGCCTGCAACTTTTCAGTTTCTGTCAACTTCTTCCACAGTTCAGGATTTGTTGCGGCAAGCATCGACCCGACTGAGATCATCCCAGCGTTAGGATTCTGCTCATACACGCGCAAGTTCGCCTCTGCTTGCGCCGCCTCTTGTGGCCGACCAGAATTGCGCGCTGCATCAATGAACGTCTGCATCTTTGCTTTGACGGCATCAGGTTCGCCGCCACGCATCAGCATATAAAGTTCCGTCCGCAGGCGTTCATCAGCCTCACGCTGCGGAGCTGTCCGCATGGTGTAAGCCTGCTTGGCCCGATCCGCGATAGACGGATTCTTGAGAATCAAATTGCTGATCTGCTCGGTCGTTGGCGTCCCACCTTCAAACGCCGTTAGCAGCGCAGCCTCACCCTCGCGGGCGCGCTGTTCCAATTCTCGCTCCTTGCGCTGTTCTTCAAGAACAGTGCTGATTTGCAATCCCTGAGCGAAGCCCGCCAGCGGGGAAACCACGTTATAGTTATAAGGCTCTGCCATGATCTACCTGACTTACCGCATGAAGTTTAGAAGCCGGGGATCGGAACCGGCGCTACGTTAGGCTGGAAGTTATAAACTGGTGTAGTCTGGGCGCTCTTGAAGGCGCTAGACAACCCGACATTGCCAGCACCGCCAAAGCCGCCGAGTATTCTTTGTCCAGTGGGGCCTGTGGCAAACCCGGTGACTTGACTAAGCGCAGTGTTGAAGGCGTTTGCCGATCCAAGGATGCCGCCAGCCTGCGCTCGTCCAGATTTCTCAAGCAACCCGGCGATGTCACCAGCGCTTTCCATCCCGGCGGCACCAACACCTGCCGCCGACCGCTGCCCGAGTGTGGTCATGCCACCGAGCCGACCATACTGCTGTTCGAGGAATTGATTTAGCAACTGCGGACGAAACTGCGCAAGCGCGCCCTGAACATTGCCGCCACGAAGCCCGCCGGTTGCCGACGCATTCTGCAAAAGCGCCTCTTCGCCTTGCCGCGCGATTGCCTGAAATAGCGGGCTTTGCTCCTGCCCAGCAACATAAGCCTGCTGGGCTTCTGGCCCAGCAAGACCGAGCGCCGCCATCTGCTGCGCCAGTGCAGGCGTCCCAGCCGCTCGATAAGGTTCGAGCAGCCTTTCAAGATTCTCACGCGCCGCGCGCTGTTCTGCGGCCCCCAACTCAGCAGATTTAACTTGTGCCGCCGCCGCGCTTTTTGATGCGCTGGCAGACGAAATGCCACCGATTACAGCACTACCTACAACTGCCGCTGCCATTGCCGACATCAACGCTCTCCTAGTGACAGGCGCAAGACCTGCCTATAATCTAATGTGATTTCTTCGCCAAGTGCCGAGCCGGTAGAACCGGCGATGTCGCGGATGGCGAACAGATACACATCATCGTTCGCGGCCTTCACGGCGATTGCGTTAGGCTCTTTGGCATGGTTGACATAGCGCCCGGCTGGCGTCCGCTTGCCGTCAAGCCTCGCCGGAGCGATGGCCTCCAATGCAGCGATGTTGCCAGACGCGAACATTCCCTTTCCGGCGATTGGCGAAGGTGCCGTGACCACCTTGTATTCGCCAAGCGGGAATGGAATCAAATCGGCGGTGTTTTCGGAGATGCTTTGCACGGTCTCGGCGTCAAAGCCGAATGTTGCAATGGCGTCGTGGAAGTCCGCGATGTCCTCATCATTGCGGTGCGTCAGAAACTTCTGGCCAGCCTGCCACTCCTCGCTCTTTTCAAACAAGACGGCTTCCAGCTTTTCCACGTTCATCTCGTTCGTGGCGTAGATGTTCTGCCACACCATGTCCTCGATCACATACGCCAGCTTGCGCCCCGGCTCGGCTACGAAAGTGAACGGCGCGCTGATCTCAAGCGTCTCGCCGGTTTCCTTGAACAGCATCACCTTGCCCGACACCAGCACGTTCATATGCGGATCGAGATGCTTGTGGCCGATCAGATATGCCCCAGCCTTAGCCGACATCTCGCGGATATAGATGCCGGGGCCGAAGCGGTGCGTGACCGGGCAATCGGCTTGCGGGTGCCGTAGAAACTCGCCTTCGAGCCGCTGGATATCGCTCTCGCCAAACTTATCGCCCAGCACGATCATCTGATCGTCTGGCGCTTCATCATATACCAAGGCGGTTTCGAGTGTCATTCTGCCCTTTCAGACTGAGCCACCGGCTGCTCAATGACGCTCGGTGGCTGCACCTTACACTAATCTTCGGAGCTTTCAAACTCCCGCTCTTCCTGCGCCTGACACGACCGCAGATCGTGACAGATGAAGTCGAACTTGTTGCAATAGCCACGGAAGCCAGCGCCTTCGTCCCACTGGTTGCGCGGGATTCGCTCCATCTTGGCCTGCGTCAACGTGCTGTTGTCATAGTATTCGCAGTTGGAGCAACGACGCCGCCGGGCTTCCGCCTCATCGACTTGCATGGCAACGCCCAGCGCCTTCCAGTATGGCCCATTCGCGCCCGGTTCGTTGCTGGGCTTTTCTGGGCCGAGCATCCAATCCTTGATGACGATCTGAGTGTTCTTCTTGTTCTCAGACGCGGTGATGAATGGCTCGCTTTCCTGCAAACCATTGAAGCCGCCAAACACGATAACAGGCTTTTTCACGTTACAATCTCCCGACCCGATGCGCGGATGGTAAGCGAGGTTGCCGCGCTGGCAATAGTTGAAATGATCCCGCCGGGGTCAAGCACTTGCCCGACCAATTCCGGGAACGTGTAGGTTTCATTCGGCGCGATGGCCCGCGTGTCAACGATTAGATTGCTCGCCCCAGCAGTCCCGCCGGACGCAATCAAGTTGACGCTAATCGTGACATTGCCAGCCGCCGTATTGGTGGCCGTGAACTTGTCGATGATCGTGCGGCAATTGACCGCCGTATACTGTCCGGTCTGCACGGCTTCGGCCTGCTTTGCGGGAATAAGCGTTTTTACGGTTACGGCCATGATACGTCCTACTGCTCCGTCTGCGTAACAGCCAATATCACAGCCGGGGCCGCAGGCGCAAATGCCGTCGCGGCAACGGTTGCGATGCTGACGTTAGTGCTATTCGCCGCGTACATGACTTCGATAAAGTCGCCTGCCAGCAGCGATACTACTTCGTTGAGTGATACTACCAGATAGCCGTTGTTGAGCGTGATCGACGCGACCCGCGCGGAGTTGGGAATGTCAGCGGTATTGTTCTTGCGTAGCCAGACCCAGATAGATTTTTGGGATGAATTGGTGGAAGTGATCTGCACCGACACCGAAATGTTGTAGAGACCGGCGTTGGCGATAACAACGCGGGACGCAGGCGTACCCAAAGAAACGTCGTTGGCAATCTCGGTGTTGGTAAAAACCAACGCATACGCCGTGTTAGCCGCTGCGGGCGATTGCGTGTCCAGCTTGGTAAACTCGCCGTAGTAAATCTGCTGCTCAATTGTCGGGCGCACAAAGATCACGCCGTCGGTGGCGCCGACTTGCAACACCGCCGCAATCGGCACGACGTTGTTAGGCGCGGTCGGCTTGACGTTGGTAAGCCCGCCTGCAACCGTTGGCGAAGCGTAAAGGATGTCCCCCAGCGTAAACCCACTGGTGTCAACATTGCGAACAAAGCCCCAGACAGTGCAGTAGCCCTTGTCGCCAGAGTCTGGCAAATCGTGCGTCATCACACCGACGACATAGAGTGTGTTGGTTGCGCCGTTGGCAAGGTAGGGGGAGACCGACAGGGCGCTGTCAGGCACAGCCCCTGTGAAGCCGACAACCGTGCCATTGGGGATTGTCACGCCGGTAAAGTTGGCTACCCGCGCGTAGGTCTCCAACCCAATCTGCTGAACGACATCATACTCCATGCCCAAGTTCGCCGTCTGGTCAGTGTCGTTCCACGCCAACCTGGCAATTTTGTTTACGTATGCCGCGTTTTGTTCAAGGTCGAGATAGTTAGCGCGCAGCGTGTTAGAGTTCTGGATCGCTGGCGCGGTCAAAGTTGTCTGGTTCAACGCTTGCAATTCAGCCGTGAGCGACGCCGCAGCGGCGTTTGCATCTGGCTGCGTCTCTGTTGTCTGCGCAAGATCAGCCAGCATGGCGTCGTAGGACGCCAACAGCGACGACGTGTCAGGCGAGAGTTCTGTCTCAGATTGGTTGGTCTGCGTAGCCGTCAGCAGCGACAGAAAGAACCGATACCACTCACGGCTGATTGCGCCTGACCGCTCGTCGATCAACGCGACGCGCGGCGGCGTAAGCTGCGTAGGGTTAATCGGGGCAACCATCAGGCCCGCGTCCCGCTCAGTATCAACTCAGCACCCATGATGTAGACACGCACAGGGTCTGTACCCGATATTTCATACACCCGGTCGCGAATCTTCATGGTAGCGCCGAGACGCCGCCAGATCGTGCGGTAGCCAAACTGGCCAATCATGCCCATCGGCTTCCAGTGTTCGTTTGACCATGTATGGCCACCGTCATCCGACCAGCGTAACATGGCCTGTGGGTCACTGCCCTGCACAACATTAAACGACAGCGCAATATACTTGCCATCTTCGGTTAGCAAGAAGTCGTCATTCTCTGCTAACAGAAGCCCTGTTTCAGGGCGTTGCCCGGTAAGGCCAACGCCTGTCTCGCAGTCAAGCTGCATGGCGTGCTGAATGGTACGGGTCAGGTTGTTAGCGCCGGTTGGCAGCGCCCGCCACGACCGCAGCCATTTCTGCGGCTGGCCGTTGTCGGCATATACGTCCAGATCAAACGTGTAGATGTTGCCGTTCTGATAATCACCGACGATGATGTTGCCGCCGAAGTTGCACATATTATCGGCGCGATGACGGTAGAATACGCCATCGGCAAACGCCGCGCGCTCATGCCAAGCGCCCGTCGCTACGTCAAACACCCACGTCGTGTTTGCGCTGGGAAAGTTCAGCACATAAAAGCTATGGCCATCCTGCTGGTATGTGTAGCCGGTAGCGTCCGAGATATTGCTGTACTGCTGAAGCTGCCATTCGATAGCGTGCGTTGAGACGCGCTGGCCAATATAGCCAGAGGCACGATAGACCATACCCTGACCACGGGCGTCTTTGCCCAGCCAGTAAATCTGGTTGTCCATCTTGGCGACAGAATACGGGGCCGCGCAGCCGAGTTCATTGAACGCGCCTTGGATGCGAACCAACGGGAAGTCCAACAAGCCCGCGTTGTACCAGACTTCAGTTGTGTCGGTGCCGAACACCCACAGTTCGCGGTGATCAGTCAATACC